GCTGCAGGTGTGAACATGGTCACTTCTGCTGACTCTGTTCAAGTTACTGTGCTTGATTCCGGGTCATCTGGAACAACTGCACTGCGTTTTCGTGTACACGCTGTTGTATGTGACGTGTCGCAGAACCCCGTAGAATCTGCTACAGTTTCTACAGGAACATAACAATACTCTTGGGGGCAGGGCAACTTGCCCCCTTGACTCTTTACTCAATTCATGTTATAAGCAATAACCTTTGCGGGGGATATACCTATGGCACCTAAGGCACCAGCCAAACCAAAGAAGAAATCAAAGGGCGCAACACCTAAAAACAAAGCCTTGTACGCTCGTGTGAAGGCAGAAGCAAAGCGTAAGTTCGATGTTTACCCGTCAGCATATGCAAATGCTTGGCTTGTTCGTACATACAAGAAGCGTGGTGGAACGTACTAGGTATGGCTAAACCAAAGGGCGGTTTAACAAAGTGGTTCAAAGAGGACTGGCGGGATGTAAAGACCGGCAAGAAGTGTGGTCGTTCTGGTTCTGAAAAGAAGAAGCGTCCCTATCCTGCCTGTAGACCAGCCAAAGTTGCAAAGCGCATTAGCAAAAGTGAAGCAAGGAAGAAAACCGGACCCGGCAAGGTCAAGTGGTCTGTAACGGCTTCAGGTAGAAAAAGGAAAAAGGCCAGTGGCAAGAAAGCCTGATAAAATGCCAGCCCGCAACAAAAAGAACTTTCGTCCTACAAAGAAGGGCGCGGGTATGACAGAGGCTGGGGTAAAAGCGTATCGACGCAAGAATCCCGGCAGCAAACTAAAGACAGCGGTTACCGGCAAAGTAAAACCCGGAAGTAAAGCAGCCAAGCGGCGTAAGTCATTTTGTGCCCGCTCTGCAGGACAAATGAAAAAGTTTCCTAAAGCTGCAAAAGACCCGAACAGCCGTTTGCGTCAAGCACGAAAGAGATGGAAATGCTAAACCTACTTATCGGACCAATCACACAACTAGCAGGTACGTGGCTTGAAGGAACGGTTGAAACAAAAAAAGCAAAGACTATGGCGAAGGTCGCAACGTCCAAAGCTGAAGCGGCTATTATGGAAAAAAAGGCGACGGGTGAGATTGACTGGGACTTAGAAGCAATCAAAGGTGCCCAAAACTCGTGGAAAGATGAATGGCTAGTCATCTTGTTTTCTGTACCACTAATACTAGCCTTTATACCCGGAATGGAAGATGTCGTATCACATGGATTTCAACAACTGGAGCAAATGCCTGAATGGTACCAGTACAGCTTGGGCGTTATTGTTGCTGCAAGCTTTGGAGTCCGCAGCGCAACAAAATTCTTTGGAAAAAAATGACCTTGATAAAAAAGATTTTAAACGCCGTATTTAAACACGTGATTACTCCTGACTACGTAGGAGACTTGTCGCGACACAGACTGCACTCGACTAAATACGAAGATTTGTGCAAGTAAGGAATGCAGCATGGCCGAAGTCACAATGGAACGGTTCCTAAAGTGGAAGATACTACCTCGCCTGATGATGGTAATGATGTCCATATCAGCGTGGAGAGTAGTGGAGTGGTTTATGACTCTGCCCGATCCGACAAACGCACAAGCAGGTCTAGTAAGTGTAGTCACGGGGGCCATGACCGGTGCATTTGCGGTGTGGCTGGGTCACGAAAAGGGATGATATAGTAATGAAGTACAACGCATCACACTTCTTGGACAAACTAATCGAACACGAGGGCATGGTGCTTACCGTGTACGAAGACAGTTTGGGCATAGAAACTATCGGTATAGGCCGCAACCTCAAAGACAGAGGTATCAGTCCAGAAGAACTGGAGTACATGGACATCCCTAACATGGCTATCGTGTACACCAACGGTATTAGTGAGGCAGATTCCCGCTACCTTGCTATGAACGACATTAAGATTGTAGAGAACGAGTTGTGTCAGGTACATCCCTGTGTCAAAGACCTAGATGCTGTACGCCAGCTTATCCTGATGGACATGGCATTCAACATGGGTGTGCCTCGTCTCTGCAAGTTCAAGAAGATGTGGAATGCAATACACGAGAACAACTTTGATGCTGCCAGCATTGAGATGATGGACTCTCGTTGGGCACGTCAAGTAAAGTCGCGGGCCAAGAAGTTGTCTGATGCAATGAAGTCAGGAGAGTTCTAGTACGCTATGATACACGTCTTTCTCCTGTTTGTTTTCGTAGGCGTAGGAGATGACAAAAAGTTGGTCAGCAAGGACATGCACTTCAAAGACCTACGAGAGTGCGTTTGGTACGCACAAACCCTACACAAACAAGGCAACCTAATAACGGCATATTGTGTGCCGAAGTTCATAACAGACGGCAACGTAAAGGTATACTGATGGACCCCATTAGCGCGATGGCTACCGCATCGGCTGCATTCGGTGCAATCAAAAAGGGCTTTCAAGTAGGACGTGACATTGAGTCTATGGCCTCAGACCTGTCTCGTTGGATGGGTGCAATGTCCGACTTGGACATGCTTGAAAAAGAAGCCAAAAACCCACCCATATTTAAAAAACTGTTTGCAGGTAAGTCTGTAGAGCAAGAAGCCATAGAAACATTTGCCGCGAAGCAGAAGGCTCAACAACAAAGGTATGAGTTACAGCAGTGGATTGGCATGACGATGGGTAAGTCCAAGTGGGACGAACTTGTTCGCATGGAAGGCCAAATTCGCAAGCAACGTCAAGAAACATTATACAAACAACGGCAACGTAGGCACAAGTTTGTAGAGATTGTAGCATGGATAGTCATGGTTACTTTTGGTATAGGTCTTCTTTTCGGTTTTGTTTTGTTTCTCAAAGGCACAGTTGCTAACGCTGCAGACCCAGAGTATGTAACCTGTAGGCTCAAGGGCTGCACTAAGATAGACAACCAACGAGTCTGTATATATCACGGAGCCAACAACACCGTAGATCAAGTCTGGATAGACTTTCACGAATTCTTTCCCAAAGAGATACAGTGCAAGTACGACCCCAAAAACGAAAAACCTCCCACAATGCGCGAAACATTCGAAGCAATCGAAAAGTCAAGAAAATAATTCTTGCTAATTTAAATAAATAGGTGTATAATGACTAACAGGGAGACAGACATGAAACGACTTGCCTACGAAGCCCTGAAGCATAAATACGAGGCTCAAAAAAAAGATGCGCTATTTGTATACGCAAATTACACAAACAATCCGGCGGCTATCGGTGAACATCCGCAACTGCTTGAGGAAATGGACAAGGCAGTCGCAAGCTGGGCAGATGCTCAAGACAAGCTGGATGCGCTTGAAGTTCTTCATAGCGAAACTTAACGGGTACTAGATATGCCAGTATTAAATGGAGGCTCCAAGTTTGTTACCCAAGCAAAAACCTTGACAAATACGAATGATACGGATTGCTACGTTGTTCCGGCAAACTTTTCGTCTCACATTGAACACGTTCTGATAACCAACAGCGATTCTAGTAATCGTAACTACACTCTAAAGTTTCACGAAGCTGATGCTTCGACTACATACACATTGTTTTCGTCCCACGCAGTGACAGGCAAGGGTTCTGAATCACTTTTTACAGTAGACAAACCTCTCTACTGCCACGCGGGTGACAAGATTATCGTAGCTGCAGGTACTGCTGACACCTTGACAGTCGTCGTTGCTGCCGAAGAATTTTATGAACCTCACAGGTAAGACATGAACTATCTCCAACTCTGCAATGCTGTTCTTCGAGAGATCAACGAGGTTGAAATCACTAACGTGGCTTCGACTAGGGGTATACAAACATCTGTTTCTGATTTTATCAACAAGGCTCAACGTGACATTATCAACTCAGAAATCGAGTGGCCGTTTACTGTTGTTAGTCAATCTTTCACAACTACTGCAGGAACAGCGGAGTACGCCAGAGAATCAGATGCGAAGACTGTTAATTATGACAGCTTTACTGTACAAGAATCCGCATCAACAGCAGAAAAAAAACTAAGGTATCTTTCATTTAATGAGTATTTAGATCGACGCAATGAGGCCGATACAAATCCTGACACGGGTTCACGTGCCCTGCCGGAGTTTATTTATAAAACGCCTGACCAAAAGCTAGGATTGTCTCCTGTACCAGACGTGTCCACCTACACTGTTAGGTACTACTACTATAAGACAGTCAGCGACATGTCCTCAAACACAGACACGCCTACTATTCCAGAAAGATTTCACGACGTTATTGTAAATCGCGCTAGGTACTACGCACACATGCTACGCTCCGACGTACAATTCTCACAGCTTGCATTGCGAGATTACACAGAAGGATTGTCTCGTATGCGTGTCGAACTTATTAACCGTAAGGATTACATGAGAGCCGTCTAATGCCAGATACTTCGCTACTCAGTCCCTATGTTGTGAAGCTAGACGGTGGACTAATTCTCAACAGAGATTCCTTCTCTATGCCTCCCGGTGCGGCTCTCGAACTCGTTAACTTTGAGCCGGACATCTCGGGTGGCTATCGTCGTATCAACGGCTTCTCTAAATACAATTCGAACATCGTCCCGCAGACAAGCGCGTCCACAGAGAAAGTTCTTGGCGTAGCCATATATAAGGGCAACATCATTGCTGCGCGGGGAGAGAAAGTATTCAAGGGCGGTACGACCGGTTCATGGACTGCTATCCAGACAGGACGCACCAACGCAGGGCGGTACAGTTTTGTTGTATACAACTTTGACAACACGGAAAAGATAATCTACGTCGATGGCGCAAACAACGCTGCGATATTCAACAACTCTTCTGTAACTGCCGTAAGCACAACTAACGCACCCGCTGATCCGTCTACGGTGGCCTTGCACAAAAACCACATGTTCTTTGCTGGCATGTCGTCGAACCCGCAAGAGATCGTGTTTTCTGCACCCTTTAGCGAAACCGACTTCTCTGCAGCAAATGGTGCGGGGTCTATCCGGGTTGACAGTACAGTCGTACAGCTAGTTACGTTTCGTAATTCTCTGTACATTTTCTGCGAAGATCAGATTCATCAGCTTACGGGTACATCTATTGCAGACTTCCAACTGCAGCCTGTAACACGTCGCATCGGTTGCGTTAGTCAGCATAGCATTCAAGAACTCGGCGGCGACATCATCTACCTTGCCCCGGACGGACTTCGCACTCTTGCCGGTACGGCTCGTATCGGAGATGTAGAACTCGGCACTGTGTCGAAGCAGATACAGGACAGGCTGTTACTTACTAACATCAGCCTCGACAGAATTTCTTCTACTGTTATTCGTAACAAGAGTCAGTACCGTCTTTTTTTTGCTGCGGACGCTACCGTAGAAACGGGAGCGAATGGCGTAGCTGCCGTAATGAAACAGGCAGCAGAAGGCGGCGGCATGGGTTTCGAGTATGCGGACTTGCAAGGTATCAAACCCGCCTGTATGGCTTCTGGTTTTATCGACAACACTGAAACGATTGTTCACGGCGGTCACGACGGGTACATATACAAACATGATGACGGCAATACTTTTGACGGCACTAGCATATCCGCGAGGTATAGATCTCCCGACTTGAACATGGGAGACGCAGGTATTCGCAAGCTGATGCAGCGAATAATTTGGAACTACGAAAACGAAGGCACTATGAGTTCCAAGTTTCGTATTCGCTACGATTTTCTTTCAAGCACTACCCCACAACCTGCGGAGTATGACTTAGTTACAGGAGGTAGTGCGGCGATCTACGGTGATCCAGTCAGTAAGTATGGCACTGCGGTGTATGGATCGTCAGGCGCACCTCTGGTACGTCAGTCTGTAGAGGGTGGCGGATTTACAGTGGGTGTGCGTGTAGATGACCGTAGCGGTCTCGCACCCTTTTCAATCAAGGGCTATCAATTAGAATTTACTCCGGGAGGGAGACGTTAAATGGCAGGATATTCCGCACGGCAGTCAACCTACGTTGATGGCGACGTTATTGATGCAGCAGATTCCAATGACGAATTTAACCAGCTTTTAGCTTCGTTTGTTAATACTACTGGTCACAAGCACGATGGCACAGCAGGAGAGGGTCCGGTCATTGGACTCATTGGTGATCCGGGTGAGACCACGCCGTTCAACAAAGTCGTTATCGACAACCCCAACAATCAGATCGAATTTTCGGTTGACGTATCTAGTTCATCTGTAGAACAACTTGTTATCAAAGACGGCGTAGTTGAGCCGACAACTAATAACGACATTGACTTGGGTGCGTCTAGCAAGCAGTTCAAAGACCTGTATATTGACGGCGTTGCAAATGTAGACAGCATTGCGATGCCGACTACAACCGTCACGGACATCCTAGACGAAGACAACATGTCGTCTAACAGTGCTACTGCGCTTGCCACACAACAGTCAATCAAAGCCTACGTCGATACACAACTCACAGCAGAAGACCTTGACTTCCAAGCGGACAGCGGTGGCGCACTCTCTATAGACTTGGATAGCGAAACGCTCACATTCACTGGTGGTACCGGTATTGACACTAGCGGCTCCGGCAATGCCGTTACTTTTGCTATTGATTCTACTGTAACAACCCTTGCAGGTTCGCAAACTTTAACCAACAAAACTTTGACCGCTCCAGTGATTGCTACAATCAGCAACTCCGGAACGGTTACGCTGCCAACTAGCACAGACACACTTGTAGGACGTGCTACTACAGACACGCTAACAAACAAAACTCTTACTTCTGCAGTTCTTAACGGCAGCATATCTGGCACGTCTATCAAAGATGAAGATGATATGTCATCAGACAGCGCAAGTCATCTGGCTACGCAGCAGTCTATCAAGGCGTACGTTGACAGCCAAGTAACTGCACAAGACCTTGACTTCCAAGCCGATAGTGGCGGGGCGTTGTCGATTGACCTTGACAGTGAGACGATGACCTTTACTGGTGGTACAGGAATCGACACAAGCGGTTCAGGTAATGCTGTTACTTTTGCCATTGACTCAACCGTTACAACACTGGCAGGTTCGCAGACTCTTACTAATAAGACCCTTACAACTCCTGTAATTAGCAGCATTAGCAACTCAGGGACGATTACCCTGCCTACTGATACAGATACCCTTGTAGGTCGCGCAACATCAGATACCCTTACAAACAAGACCATTGATGCTGACAACAACACTGTTAGCAACATTGAAGTGGACAACCTAAAGTCTGGTGTTCTGGATACTGACCTGTCATCCGTAGCGGGCACCGATACCACCCTTGCTTCTGCAAAAGCTATCAAGACATACGTAGACGCACAGGTCACCGCGTCTGATTTGGATTTCCAAGCGGATAGTGGTGGAGCGTTGTCTATTGACCTCGACAGCGAAACTATGACTTTTACTGGAGGAACCGGCATTGATACCAGCGGGTCCAGTAACACTGTTACATTTGCTATCGACAGCACAGTAACAACACTAGCGGGCACTCAGACTCTGACCAACAAAACCCTGACCAGCCCAACTATCAATGGCGGCTCTTTGTCTAGCACAGTTACAGGCACAACGCAGTCTGCCGGGACTAGCAACACAACTATCGCTACCACAGCCTTTGCGGTAACAGAAGCGAACAACGCGGCTGTAGCAATGGCGATTGCTTTGGGTTGACAGACCACGCAAAACAATCTATAATATATCCGAAGAGGGATACCAATGGCAAACTCATTTAAACTGGTGACAGACACTGGAGTAGGCACTTCCGCTGCCACGGTTCATACTGGTGCTGGTTCTACCGAAACAACAATCATTGGCATGTCGATTGCTAACATTCACACCTCACAGATTGAGGTAGATGTACAGCTTGAGAACAATGACGGTGACAATATCTATATTGTAAAGGATGCACCTATTCCTGTGGGTAGCAG